GTAAGAAAGCAGTCAATGCGTTTGCAGCCGATGAGAAGGCAGCTAAGTCACTAGAAATTCAATTAAGAAACACAGGTAATGCATTTAGAGTTAAAGAAGTAGAAACTTATATTGCAGGTCTGCAAAGTTTATATGGTGTATTAGACGATGAGTTACGCCCAGCATTTCAGACTTTATTAAACGCCACTGGATCAATAACTCTTAGCCAGCAATCATTAGAGACTGCATTAAACGTAAGTGCTGGCACAGGTAAAGATTTAGCAACAGTCGTAGCAGCTATTGCTAAAGGCGCATCAGGTAGTACCACATCAATAGCAAGATTAGGCACAGGATTAGATAAAGCAACAATAGCCACTGGCGATATGAATCTAATTATGGAAGCCCTTGATGCCAAGTTTAAGGGTCAGGCGTTAGCAAGATTAGACACCTATGCAGGCAAAATGGATATATTAAAAGTAAATGCTGGTAATGCTACAGAAATTATAGGCAAAGGCTTAATAGATGCTTTAATGATTATAGGTAAAGATAATTCAATACAAGGTGCTGCAGATTCTATGAATAGTTTTGCTTTGGCTATTGCCGATACAATTAGAGGATTAGGTACTTTAGTTGGCGAAGTTAAAAAGTTTATGGATACCGATGTTGGAAAACTATTATCAGCCCTAGCCTTCCTTGTGTTTGGATCTAAAAAACTAATTATTGGTGGTGCGCTGGCCTTAATTGGTTATGATATAGGTAAGACTAATGCTCCTGGTAAACCAAACGTAGGTGGTTATTCAGGCATACCAGACTTACGTACTTCTCAAGCATTACTTAAAGCACGTAAAGAAGAGTTTGGTATTATTACAAAAAAGAACGCTTTAGAAAATAAGAACGTAGAAGAATTAAAAAAGAAGTTTGACCTAGAGCGCATAGGCTTAACAGCTGCACTAAACAGTGCAACCGATGATGAGACTAAGTTACGTCTTAAAGCACAATTAGCAATACTAGACAATAACGAAGCTTTGGCTAAAAAGTATTTAGCTGAGATGGAAGCAGCTGAGGCACTAAAGAAGTTAGCTGAGCAGGCAGCGGCAGCTGGTAAGAGTATTACAGAGTTTGCTTTAATACAGGTAAGGTCTTTAATCAATAGAATTAATGCTCAAATAGAATCGATTAACGCCCAGTTTGGCATACCTTCTGAAGCACCTACAATTAAAGCACCTGGTTTGCCATCACAGCCAGCTAGTTATTTCCAAGATTTAGCAACTCAACTAATAGGCTCATCTTCTTATGGTGGTATGAACGTATCACAAATTGCAACAGAAAGAGCTAGAGAATCAGGCAATAGATCTGTAGATGTAAACGTAAGAATTGATTCACCATCTGGCGATAAGTTTGCACAGTTAGTGGCAGAGAGCATTCAGGTCGCTGGACGCACTGGCTTTAGCACTACCGGCGCAGGACAGTTACCGTAATGGCAGTACCAGTAATAAATGCAATAATTAACTTTAGCACTGGCCCATCTTTTGCTCAGGCCATGATTATCGACCAAGGTATTTTAGGCACTAACGTACTAGCAGATTCAGCAGCTGTAATTGTAGATGTGTCTAATCAGGTTAACCGCATAGAGACTAACCGAGGTCGTACTGCATTATCAGATCAATTTCAAACAGGCTCACTTACTTTACGTATTGTCGATCAGTCGGGTGACTTCAACCCAATGAACGTATCGGGGCCCTACTATAATTTATTAACACCTATGAAGAAGGTACAGATTACTGCTACCTTTAACAATGTTACCTATCCTATTTTCTCAGGATTTATTACCTCTTATGTAACTACATACCCAGATGAGTCTGGTGAAGATTTAGCCATGACTACAATACAAGCTGTAGATGCATTTAGATTAGCCCAGTTAGCACAGATCAGTACAGTTACAGGTGCTATTGCAGGGGATCTAGCAGGCACACGTATTAACGAGATATTAGATGAGATTTCATGGCCAACTTCTCAGCGTGATATAGACGCAGGTCTTACTACTATGCAGGCAGATCCTGGCACTAACAGAACAGCACTGCAAGCGTTAACTACTGTGAGTACCTCTGAATACGGGGCACTATATGTAGATGCCAATAATTCTTTTATTTTTCAAGACCGAGCGGTAACTGTTGGATCTATTGGCGGCACACCCACAGTCTTTGCAGATAACGGCACAGGTATAGATTACTTTGATGCATCATGGATATTAAATGACACACTAATATTTAACAAAGCCACTATTACTAGGATTGGTGGCAGCGAACAGGTAGCATCTAATCAAGCATCTATAGATAAATATTTTTTGCACAGTTACTTTCAAGACAACCTACTTATGCAGACCGATGCAGTAGCCCTAGATTATGCCCAGGCTTATGTGGCAAGTAGAGCTGAGACCACGATCCGATGTGATGCCATAGTCCTAGACCTATACACGCCTAACTATGACACAGGTGTAGTAGCAGCCCTAGACCTAGACTTCTTTGATCCTATAACCATTATTACTACCCAGCCAGGTGGATCTTTGCTAGAAAAGACCCTACAGATTTTTGGTGTACGCATGAACATAACACCAAATAGTTGGAAAACAACCTTTACAACACTCGAACCTGTCATAGATGGGTTTATAATAGGCAACGTAGATTACGGTGTCTTAGGGCAAAACGTACTTTCTTATTAAGGAGCAATAATGGCAACAGGATTCCCAGCAGCAACAGGTGATGTACTTACCTCTGGCATGTTTAATGGTTTAACTTCATTCACAGTAGGCACTGCCAACACTGCAGATTACACAGCTGTACTAAATGACCAATACCAAGTCTTAGAAATAATGAACAAAGCCACAGCTATAGCATTTAAGATTCCAACAGATGCATCTGTAGCATTTCCAGTAGGCACAGCAATTACAGTGTTAAATATTGGCGTAGGACTTTGCACAATTAGCGCAGTAACACCAGGCACTACCACAGTATTAAGTGCTGGCGCAACTGCAGCATCGCCAACCGTTGCACAATATAAGTCAGCAGTATGTATTAAAACAGCTGCTAATGCGTGGTATGTAGTAGGGGCTATTGCATAATGATAGGCAACATAGTCGCAGGTTTAATAAATTCACCTTCAGTTTTTACCACTGATTATTTAGTTGTTGCAGGTGGTGGCGGCGGTGGTATTGATGGTGCTGGTGGTATTGGTGGTGGCGGCGGTGGAGCTGGTGGTTACAGAACTTCTATTGGTGGAAGCGTTTTAAGTGTAGCTAAAAATACAAATGTAACTGTAACTGTTGGCGCTGGTGGAAATGGCTCTAGTTCATCTAACAATAGAGGTAGTAGTGGTTCTAACTCAGTATTTTCTACAATTAGTTCAACTGGCGGTGGTGGTGGTGGTACGCCGCGTGCGCCATCTGGTGAACAAAATGGTGCTGCAGGTGGTTCAGGTGGTGGAGCAGGTGGACAAAATCCTGACCCATACACAGGTGATGTTTCTGGCGGTGCTGGCAACGCTGGTTCGTACTCCCCAGTAGAAGGTTATGCTGGCGGTAACGCTATTGTTAGTCTTGCTTTTAGAGGTGCAGGTGGTGGTGGATCTTCTGTTGTTGGTGGTAATTCTTCTGCGCCTAGCAACTCTGGTAATGGTGGAAATGGAACAGCAAACTCAATTTCAGGATCTTCTGTAACTTATGCAGGTGGTGGTGGTGGCGGTGGTATTAGCGCACCTGGCACTGGTGGCACTGGTGGTGGTGGTGCAGGTGGTGGAGTTAGCGCACCTGGTAACGGTACTGCGAACACTGGTGGTGGCGGCGGTGGTGAAGGTAACGGATTAACTACTAATGGTGGTAATGGCGGATCAGGAATTGTTATTCTTAAATATTTAACTGCCGATGGCACAATTACTATCGGTGGTGGTTTAACAGGATCTACAGCTACAGATGGTTTATACAAAGTAACAACGATTACTGCTGGCACAGGAAATGTGAGTTGGGCATAATGGCACATTACGCATTCTTAGACGAAAACAATATCGTTACAGAAGTTATAGTCGGTATTGATGAAACAGAAACTATTGAAGGATTAGATACTGAAACTTGGTATGGAAACTTTAGAGGTCAAGTTTGTAAACGTACTTCATATAATGGCAAGATAAGATATAACTACGCAGGCATAGGTTATACTTACGATCAAATTGCAGATGCTTTTATTGCTCCTAGAAATGAATGTGGCCATGATGAGTTTACGCTTAATCTAACTACTTATCGCTGGGAATGTAATAATGCAGAGCACGATATAGAATTATGAAGCCATGGTTAAGTGCAGCAGGTACACAGTTAAGAGACCAAATTGATACCTGGTACCCAGATCGTCGCTCTACCTCTGATGGATGGGTGGGTGATGCTCGTCATTCCGCCACAAAATCGGATCATAATCCAGATGCAACTGGGTGTGTACGAGCCATTGATGTTGATTCTCGCTTGGATTCATCCGAGGGGCTCTCAGTATATTTGGCTGACCAGATCAGAATCTCTGCAAAAACCGATAAGCGCATATCTTACGTAATACATAATGGCATGATTGCAAGCAAGATACTTAATTTTAAGTGGCGTAAATACAGAGGTTTTAACAAGCATACCAAGCACATACATATCAGCTTTACAAAGTTAGGCGATAAAGATAGCAAGCCGTTTGATATACCACTACTAGGGGG